GGTAACCCGATTAATACATCTAATAAGTTTTATAAATCGTTTTATGACCCGGAGTATAGTTCTTTATTTAAGAAAATAACAATAAGTTGTTATGACAGCCCAAACGTAAAGACCGGTAATGAGCTTATACCCGGACTGGTAAGTTTAAGGTATGTAGAAGATTTCAAAAAACAGTTCGGTGAAAACAGTAGCATATTTAGAAGCCGGGTATTGGGCGAATTTCCGATAGAAAGCGAAGACCAGCTTATTCCTACGTCTTGTATAGAACGGGCAATGGAATATGATTACGAACCTCATTATTTAGACCCGTTAGTATTAGGTATTGACGTTGCAAGATATGGGGAAGATGAAACCGTTTTTATGTTGAGAAAGGGTAATAAGGTTATATGTAAAGAAAGGTTATCTGGCAAGAACACAAATGAGGTTACAGGTAAAGCTCTTTTTCTTATTAATCAATACGAACCTGAATGGATAGTGGTAGATGATACCGGTGTAGGCGGTGGGGTAACCGATTCTCTTTCCAGAAAACATAATAACATATCAGGGTTTATCGGTAACGAAAAAGCGTCAGAAGAAATATTCCTTAATAAAAGAGCCGAGTTCTACTGGAAATTAAGAGGAAAGTTTTTAGACGGGAAAATGAGTATTGAGAAAGACGGAGATTTGGCTTCAGAACTTGCTAATATAAAAGTTGATTTCCCGGATGGATTAATAAAAATACAGTCAAAAAAAGATATGAGGAAATCGCCTAATTCGGCGGATGCTTTATTATATACGGAATATGCTCTTTCTATTATGCAGTTTAGAGAAAACAAACATAGGTTACCACAAATTTGGATGCCGGGTGTTGGAAATATAAACAATAAAAATAATAATAATTCAAACGTGTCAAGGACTGGATACGGTTAAACGGTGATTAACAAGGTATTACCAAATACCTACAATAATTACAAAAGGAGAATTGAAAGTAATGGACAAGATTATGGACAATGCAATACAAATTGGACAAATACAAGCTGCAGGCGATAGGGTAGTTATCAAACAAGAAATGGATAAAGATTACTACGAAGTGGGCGGAATAAAGTTAGTTAAACCTGAAAATTATAAGAATAACACTACTACCGCTATAAAAGGTGTTATAGTTAATATAGGAAAAGAAGTAAAAGATTATAAAGTGGGTGATATTGTTTTGTTTCATAAATATGTGGGTTATGATTTAAATAATATTGTGGCAAATGGAGATTTACAAATATATAAAGTTATACCAAGTTCTGAAGTTATAGCTATAATAAATGATATAAAAGTAGATATTAACGAGGATAGTTTACTTAACGTAGGGAAATTAATGTAATAAGGACAATAAATGATAAAACTTTCAGAAACTAAACAGAAAGAAATAGCATTATATTTTGGTGGGATGTTAACTAACGTTATATCGGTTAATGAAGAATTGTACGAACAGAAGATACCTGAATATTGGCAACGGTATCGGGGAACGTGGTCAAGTAAAAAAGATAAGAACTATCCGTGGGCAAATTCCGCTGATTTCAATTTGCCTGTAATAACATGGGTATGCGATTCGCATATCAGCCGAACTATGGATACTATATTCGGGGCTGATGATATATTCAAAGCAGTAGCAATAAGTACGGATGCTATAGAAAGTTCAAGTAGAATACAAAGTTATATAAACCATATATTAAAGAAACCCGAAATATTTTGGAATCCAATACAACAGTGGGTACAAAGAATGTATGTTGAAGGAAACGGGATTCTAATACCGAAATATGAATATAAAACAAGGAAAGTAAAGAGGTATAGTAAGGTAGGACAAACGCTTAATAACTTCGGTATGCCTACGTTCAGCAAAATGTATCAACAGGCGGAGGGCTACCTGGTACCAGAAACAAAAGAGATAGGCGAACATTGTATAGAAGTATATCCGATTCCATTAAAAGATTTCTTTACTAATTTTAACGGAGATTCTGTTCATACTAACGAATGGACAGCATATAGAATATTCAAAACAAAACGTGAAATAAAGGAAATGGGTAAGATAAAAGATGAAAACCTGAAATGGATAAATACCGATAAGATAGACAATATGATTTCAGAAGAAAATAAAGGTACTGAAATGAAGGACAAAAATCAGGCTGCAGGTATTGATGAGAACATTACTGCGGATATTGATAAGCCGATAGAACTGTTTGTAATTGACGCTTATTATGATTACGAAGGAAAGGGAAATTCAAAACATATAAATCTTATTATAAACCGTAACAATAATATATTGTTTAAAATTTGTGATAACAACGATTTCAGCGATAAACGTAGATTGATATTATCTAATCTATTCCCCGTAGCAGGTTCTTTGCTTGGCAGCGGTTTCCCACAACGGCTTGGTTCAATGAACGACGAGTATAATACGATTCATAATCAAATAATAGACAATACAACAAAGATAAACGCTGATGTGTATACGGTTGTACCCAAATTACTTGCAAATCCAAATCAGGATTTAGCCGGAATAGCTTCAAGACCGGGTGCTTTCATACAAGTAATTACGCATGATGCTATAAAAAGGTTAAACAATCAAATCCCACAAGTTAATTTACAGCAGATGGAAATGCAAACAATGTCATTAATAGAGAAACTTGCTATTATAACAGATACGGCTATGGGAAGAGAAAGTAACGTAGAACGCCCCACATTTCGTGGCAAGTATCTTAATTTACAAGAATTTCTTGTTAATTTTGGTATATTAATGCAACAGTTCCAATCTGGATTGAAACAACTTATTACTCATATCCTTGAAATAATGTATCAGAATATGCCGTCAGAGGGGATAGAATTTTCAAAGAATATGACACCGGATGTTAAGAATCCGAAAGATTCACAGATTGAAGATTACAAAATAACACGTGAAGATTTAGAATATTTTATTGATGGGAAAATCGAGTTGTATGTTACTGTTAATAGTATTAATATGGCAAAGGGGATTGTAGAACAAAAGGCTACAATATTGTTTGACCGGTTGGGTAATGACCAGACCGGGGAAATCAATACATCCGAATTAAAGAAGTTCCTTATAGAAGTAATATATCCTCAATTAAAAGAACGGGTAATACGCGACCCGAAAGAAATACAGAAATTACAGGAAATGGCAGATATGCTTGAACAGAAAGCACAAATAATAAAACAGAAAGAATTACAATTAATGAAATCGCAGATAGGGCAGGGGAACGAATCTGTTACCGGCATGAACCAGCAGGCCCCTATTCAGGAGCAACCGCCCACTGATACCGGAAACGAAACTCCGCCGAATCAAGATATTGGCGGGCAGGGAATGGGAATGGGGGTATAAAATATGGTAAAGAAAGAATATATAGACGTATATAAATTATTAGATAAACTTGCGGAAGATATTGAAGGATTAATAGAACATTATCATATTCAGTCAGAAAGTATAGAACCCGAGAATCTTAATTGGGATTTTACCTTGATACAAAAAGGTGAGATTAAGAATGCAAGGCACATACTAAACCTGATTGAAAATTTAAAAAAGGGAGAATAAAAGTATGGAAGACGAAAAAGCCAATACTCCTGAATCTATACCTGCTGGACAACAGCAGAATAGCAACGGGACTGGTGAAGAGCAACAGAACGCTGGTGTTGCCACGCCGGAACAAATCGCCGCACAGCCAGTACCAACAAAAGTGAAGTTAAGAGAAATTGAACTTGATGATGCGAGTTTCATTGATACCAAGAAATATGGCAGCGACCCGACTGAAGCTGTTATTAAACAAGCGAAATCGTATAAATCAGCAGTAAAAGAAATGTTAAATGCTACACAAAAACGGGGTGAATTAGAACGGGAAAACGAAGTATTAAAAAATCAGTTATCGCAAGTTCAACAGCCACAATATAATGCTCCTCAATATTCTCAATATGGCAATGCTATATCAGAACAGGTAACACAGCAAGTACAAAACCTGTATGGAACTGATGTTTCTGTGGGTTCGGTATTGGCGCAGAGAGATATTGTTAAATCTACTATTATGGAAGCCATTGAACCCTTGTATAGAACAATGGCACAGAATGAAATATCCAAACAGGTGGAAGATATAAGGGAAACAGACGCAACGTTTGAAATCCCGGAAGTGCAGAATACTTTTGTTAATTTAATAAACAAACTTTCTTACAATGAACAGATGAAGCGCGATACTGTAAAAAAATGTTTAAATGAAGCGAAAGGTATAAATGCACAGTTAATAATAAGTAAGGGCATAGAAAAAGGAATACAGGAATATACAAACAAAGCCAGACCAGTTAGTTCTACTCCTCCTGTAAAACCCAATTCACAGGTTCAGACACCTGAACCAGAAGAGGATATGTTTGATAAAACAACAACAACCAATTTAAACTCTTGGGGTATGGACTCAAACGAGATTAAATCTAACGTTGTTAAATCTAAAAATGGAGGTAAGAAATAATGGTTATTCAAAGTATAGTATCTTATGTAAAAAAAGATAGGTTTGCTACACCGGTTGAAATTAAAAAGGCGTATCCTGAAGCATATTTTACTTGGGTTGAATATAAACCGCCAACCTTTGATGAAGTAATTCGATTTGAGGGAAACGGTTATACATTGGTAAGACCTACGCAGGAATACAAAGATAAGTTCAAAGGTACGATGATAGGTGATTCCGATGTAATAAGACGTTCAGACCAAGTGTTAATGATGTGTCCAATGGCAATGGCAACAGAATTAGCAAGAGAACAAGAAGATATGATTAAGAATATGTCTATTTCTAATAAATCGGAAAAGCAGAATGAAGTAAATAGATTGAAAAAGGGAATTAAAATTGAACAGGATTCTGTTGTAAAAACAACGGAAAAAATTCATCTTGATTCCGAACAGTTGGAATCGTTGAAAATGCAGAAATAAAATTTAAATACGGAGGATTCAAACAATGTCAACACAATATCAGATACAGTATTTTTCTGGACCGTATGAAGTCCAGAATTTCAAAGAAGATACAAGTGAAACTTTTAAAATGGGTGATATGGTAGTAATCATAGCAACGGGATATGTAAGAGCATGTGCTACCGGTGATGCGGTTTTGTTAGGAATAGCGTTGAAAGATGCTACCGGAACTGCCGCTTCTGAAATACCAGTTATGGTAATAAAACCCGGTACAATTCTAATGAGTAGTGTATATCATGCAACAGCCGCTTCGGCAATTACTGCCGTAACACAGGTTGGTACAGCGTATGACCCTGTTTATTCAAGTCAGGCTTCATATCTTGATATAGGAACTACTACAGACGCTATTTTCACAGTCCAGAAACATTTGGCTGACGATGCAATCGGTACGCAGTATGGTAGAACGTTATTTACCGTAAAAGCGTCTGCATTACAGAGTTTGGGCGTAGCGGCATTAGGTTCTTAATTTTAGTATTATGTAGTATGTAGGTTAAACAAACTTAAAAATTTAAAACGGAGGATACACTACAATGGGAAATATTATGACAGCATCGCAGTATAGTGATTTATATAGCAAAGATTTTAGCAAAATATATTATGGGTCGTTAGCTAAAGAAAAACCTGTTTTTGAACAGATAGCTAATGTAATGAATTTAGACACACAGTATACCAAAATGAGTGGGATGTCAGGATTAGGATTGATTCCACAGGCAACTGGTGACGGTGCAGAATATTCATTAGACCAACTGTTTCAGAAATATGACAAAACGTTTACTCCCCTTGAATTTAAGGTAAGAGTACGGTTAACACAGGTTGCGTATGAGGATGATACTACTGGAACATTGAAAATGATTCCTAAACTGCTCGGTGAATCTTCAAGAATGACAGCAGAACAGGAATTTGCAAATTTATTTGACCGTTCACAGACAGCGGCATATACTGGCGCTGATGGAAAAGTATTATGTGCCACTGACCACCCGTTATCGGGTGGAAATGTACCGGGAACGTTTTCTAACAGACCGTCTACAAATGCTACCGTAACATTAGGCGCTATTGAAGATGGAATAATTGCGTATAAAACAACTGTTAATGACAGAAATATACGTAATCCGAAAAGTCCGGTTATTTGTTTAGTTCCTGCAGAACAGGAAATAAACATCCGCAAAATATTAGAATCAAAAGAAACGTTAACTGCTGATAAAATAGATAATATTGTTAACAAAATGGGATTAAGACATATAGTTAACCCTTATTTATCACAGTCTAAATCTTGGTATTTAATCGGCAATAAAGAAGACGTACAGTTATTCTTTATGTGGAGAGTAAAACCGTCTGAAAAAATGGATATTGACCCAGATACAGACGATATTCTTTACAAAACCA